TATTGAAAGCCATCGGACGGCAGCCGTTGTTCGGTCACACCACCGGAAGACATGGAAAGACTATGTGGATGTGCTTTATGAAACTGCCAATTAACTAATAATTGATATAAAAAGGAATAAAATTATGGATAGTGTGGAACTTAATGTCTTACTTGAAATAGAGGAGGATGAAATATGACAAAAGAAGAGGTTCTTAAATTGGAGAGTGAAGATAATAGAATAATCAACTGCACAGGCAATAAAATTGAATTTGCCAACGGAGACGTTTATGCCATGAGTTCACCAGGTAGATTGTTTTACAAGGTGAAATGCTTTGTACTTTAATTCAAAACAAATTAGATATGGAAAAAAGAAGTTTTATTCCGTTTGATGCGGAAACGTTTTTGATGATTGAAGATGTAACGGGAACAGAACCGGAAGTTACAGAGAAAGAAAATTACTTTGAACTTAAAATGTACGCCCCGGACAAAGAGGAAAGAATAATTGAAGCCGCAATATATGCAGTTCAAGGCAGATACGGAAAAAGAATAAAAGACGTAAGGACGATTAAAGAACAAAACCTTTTGCGTGGTGCAATATTCTTTGTTGAATACGAAAAAGGGGCGGGAAATTTGCCAAATGAGTTGCGCACAAATTTAGGTATGCCGGACGAAACCGCCGGGGATATTTATTGCCGCCGATTGTTAGAAGTTCGTGCATTACCCGTAAAGCGTGATAATTGGGAAAAATTGCAGATTTTTACCGGAGGCGGAACAATGCAGATTCCGAGAACGCCCGGAGGTTTGGCGGTTTATTCATTCCCGACCGAAAACGGCGTAATGTTGGACGTACCGGAGGGAAATTTTATTGTATTGACACCGGACGGAAAATTTGGCAAAATGGATATGCAAACGTTTATGGCTAATTTTGAAGAAAAAGACGCCAATACCGCCGGATTGACCTTTGACGAAAAGATATTGTTTGAAAAGATGAATAAACTTTTCGGCAGGAACATAGAAAAGAGATTGGGAAAATTAGCCGAGGAATACAACGAATTGTTTGAAGCGTTTGAAAGATATTTAAGCAGGGAAAAAACGCAAAGAGAAATAAACGAAATTAATCCCGGAACGCATGATATTATCGACGAATTGGCGGATGTAAACGTTGTTTTATTCCATATTGCGGCATTATTAGGGTATAGCCAAAAGGAATTGCAGGAAATGGCATATACTAAAATTGCAGGACGTGAGAAAAACCCGGAATTTATGCGCAAACACCCACACAACAAACCGGAAAGCCCGGTTTGCGGTAATATGCAGCAGGAAACCGCCGAACAATACAAATATTTTGAGAACCGTTTTAACAAAAGACTATGACAAACGAAGAAAAAGAAGAAGTAAGAAAGAAAGCGTTGTTCCTTACAAATATGGCATATCTTTTGGCTGACATGGCTAATTCGTGCGCAATTGATGCGGAAAGCAAATTGGGCAAATTGGGAAAATGTTTTCAGAGGGACGAAAAAATGAGGTTCAAGAAAGCCGCAAAGTTAGCAAAGGATTTGTTGAAAGCCACAAAGGAAATAACAGAACCGATGTACGATATTACCAACGTAGATGATGCGTGTATTGATAGCGATTATCTTTTGGAAGTTATTCAGTTGGTAATAAACAGAACCGACGAAACCGAGGAAAGCAAAACGGCGATGTTGGAATACATAAAGAAGTTACCACAAATTGAACATATAGAAGTTTAAGCGTATGAAAAAAGATTTTAAACAAGAACTAACCGAACTTATTAATAAGCACGGTTTAGAAAAGGAAATGAGAGATACCCCGGATTTTATTTTGGCACAAGTTTGTATTGATGCAATGGCGGTATTTTCGGAAGCAATCGTCCGCCGTGACGAATGGCACGAATTCAGAAAGGCAGACGAAAAGAGTTCGCAGGATGCAAAACACAATTACCCGGATGATTGCAATATTTGCAAAGACCGTTTTAAATGTGCTGACTTTATGAGAACGCAACCAATTGCAAATCTGATTCAGCGTTTCAAGGCGACAACGGACAAAGAGGAAAAAACAGCAATTGCCGGATTTCTAAAACAGATAAACGCCGATGCGTCGGGAAAGCCTCAAAATGATATACCGGAAGAAGTAAAAGAAGTTGCCGGAAAGTTGGCAAAGGCTTTTGGCGCACGTGTTGAGATACACCGTATTGAGATACCGGAAAAGAAACGTAAGTTTAGAAAGAAACCAAGAAAGGAGCAAGGCAATGAAACCCGTTGAATTTCCCGGCGTGAATGTAGTATTTGCAAAAGACCAACCGGAATACATGCCGTTACCTGCAATGAAAATCCCTAATGACCCGCAGGGGCTTATAATTACCAAATGGCAGTTATCCCCGGAAGAATTGGAGAGAGTAAAAGAAACCGGAACAATACATTTGTCAATGCTGACGTTTAACCAACCATTGCAACCCGTATTGTTAACCGTAGATTTACCAACAGAAAAATAATAAAGTTATGGATAAAGAAACATACGTAAAAAGAATGGCAGAATTAGCCGAGATAAAACAAAAGGCTTTGGAGTACAACAGAAAGGAAAGAGAAAAAGCCGCAGAAAGTTACATAACAGAAAATTGTCCGTTTAAAAAAGGCGATAGAATAAAATACAACGGAAAGCCCGGAAAGATAGAAGTTATCAAGGCAGAACACAACGGCAATTTTTCGTATGAAGTTAGGTTTGACAAAAAGGACGGTACGCCGTCAGTTAGGGTAACAAGTATTTACCCATTGTTGAAAACCGACAAAATGGAAAAAGAATAAAAAACGCCCCGGAATTATAACCGGGGCTTTGCCGTTTAGGTACCGGAACGAAAGAAAGCCAAAATAAGTCCCGTAGGGCGACGAAAATACAAAAGACAATAAAAGTATCAAGGAACAAACGAAACCCGCTTAAAACGAAAATTCCCCGAAAACAACAAGCAAAGGGAAAGCGACGTTTGAGAGGAAAGCAAAGTAAATGGCTTTGCTGTTATAAAAAGGTTTGAAATATGGAAGCGAGTAAAAGACAAAGGGGCGGACGCCCGAAAATGTGCAAACGAACAAAAGACCAAAGGGAGTTTGATTTGGCTTTTTGTTCAAATCTGTTTTTACGTGGTTACACGTATAGGGAGATTTCGGAAAGACTGAATGAGGAAAACGCCCGGCGTGGCGTCGGTTATACCATAACAAAACAAATGGTATATTGGGATATGCAACAATTGCTAATTGAATGGAAACGTGAACGTATGGAAAATATAGACGATTACGTTACGCAGGAATTGCGAAAGTTGGATAAAATGGAGGTTGAATTGTGGGAGGCGTGGGAACGTTCAAAGACCGGGAAATTGCGAGAGAAAAACAGACAGAACGCAAAGCCCCGTAAAGTGTTGGAGGATGGCGACAACCCGGAATATTACGGGTATGAGGAAACCACAACGGAAACGTCCGCCGGAAACCCCCGGTTTTTGGATTTGCTTTTGAATGTGCAGCAACGCCGGGCAAAGATGTTGGGATTTGATGCACCAATTAAAGTTGAGATTCCGGGAATAGAAAAAAGCATAAACGGCGATGCACCGCAATACGATGTATCAGCAATCCCGGAGGATTTATTGTTTGCGGTTGCTGATAAACTACAAACAGCAGAATATAAAAAACAATTAGCAGAGAAAGGAGTAATTGACGATGGCACGAACAACAAAGAATAATATCAAGAAAAAAGACGAACCGAAACCCGTACACACGTGCGGCGAATGTGGTTGGGGTAAATTCTATTATGAACATTCAAATTTAGATATGGCCGGGAACCCGATTTGTTTAAAATGCCCGTTTGTCGAAAATCACAGTATGATACGTTCGGAAAAAGCGTGCGACAAATGGAAAATGAAACAATAAATTGGTCATTTTTTAAGATTTCCGGTTTTTAAGTCAGAAAAAATACGGGGGTAAGACAAAAATATATGGTATATTTTTAAGAATTAAACAAAATGGATAAAGAACAATTACTTAAAATGTACGCCGCACTAAAAAACAATCCCGGGGAATTAGTAAAAGCGGCGTCACGCAATAGGCTGATAAACTTTGCCCGGTACATGCAACCGGATTTGGCTTTGGAACCGTTTCACGTCGTTTATTATACGTTGTTGGATAAATTCGCCCACGGCGAAATAAAGAAAATGATTGTGCAAATGCCCCCTCAACATGGAAAAAGCGAGGGTTCAAGCCGAAAGTTACCATCTTTTATGTTGGGATTAGACCCGGACAAAAAGATTTGTATCGGTTCCTATGCGGCAACCATTGCGAGAGATTTTAACCGGGATGTCCAAAGAATAATTGACACACCAAGATACCGGGAATTGTTTCCGGAAACATATTTGAACGGTTCCAACGTAGTAACAATGGCTAATACGTATTTACGAAATTCCGACGTAATAGAAATGGTTGGGCGTAAGGGTTTATTGCGTGTTGTCGGCCGTGGCGGTTCGTTGACTTCAAAAACGGTTGATGTTTCTATTTTGGACGACGTTTATAAAGATTATGCCGAGGGCAACAGCCCGATTGTACGTAATGCAGCATGGAAATGGTACACGACCGTAGTACGTACCCGTTTGCATAATGATTCCCAAGAATTAATTGTGTTTACCCGTTGGCATGATGATGATTTGATTGGACGTATTGAAAAAAGCGGGGAAACCGTAATTGATATTAAAAGTTGGGACGATGTAAAGAACATTCCGGCGGGCGCATGGGTACGCATTAACTTTGAGGGATTGAAAACCGGGGAGCCAACAGAGATTGACCCACGGGAACCGGGGGCGGCGTTATGGGATAGACGACACAGCCGGGCAAAATTGGAGGGACAAAGAGCGTTAGACCCCGTACAATTTCAATGTTTGTATCAAGGCAACCCCGGAAACGCAGAGGGTAAATTGTACCGGAACCCGTTCCGAACATACGTTGACAAATCCGAATGGGGGACGTATGTACGTAGTGGCAATTACACAGACGTTGCAGACGAGGGCGACGACTTTACATTTTCGGCATGTTATGACGTTTACAAATCCGGTAATGAGGCATGGAACGAGCAAAAGAAACGGTTTGAACCGATTCTGTATGCGCTAATTACTGACATGGTATTTACGCAGGAAAACACGGAAATAACAGCCGTTACCGTCCCGGAAATGATAAACAGATGCGGAACGCAAAAAGCATGGATTGAAAGTAACAACGGCGGTTCCGGATTTGAAAAGGTTATAAGAAAAAAACTAAAAGCAGTAACAGAACCATTTTATCAAGGGGCAAACAAGGAAAGCCGAATTATAACAAATTCAGCGATGGTAAATGCACAAATAATAATGCCGATTGGATGGGAACAGCGTTTTCCAAAGATATATGAGCATTTAACCGGATTTTTGAGGGATTTCCCGGCAAATGCCCACGACGACCCGGAGGACGGATTGACCGGAATATACGAAAAAGAGTTGGCGGACGGCGATACACGACCATACAGCCAAGCAACAAGGGGCGTTAAACGTCGTAACTAACAATTTATTCCATATACGCAAGAGTTTAACGGAAAAATATTATAACTTTGCAAAAGATAAATGGGGTAAAGAGTTAGCCCCGGAGATAGTAAAACGAGTTTTAAATATTAAAATTTTAGGATTATGATTTGTAAGTGTCCGGCGGGTACGGCTTTGCCCGATATTCCCGTAAGTAATTGCCCGGAAAGTTTTGGGCAGATTCAGAAAGTAGCATTTCAAAGATTGTACAAAAGCAGCGGAGAAAAAAATTCATTTAAAACCGATGCAGGTATTGAAAAAAAAGCGTCGTGGACGTCGTTGTTGTCGGCTGACGATGATACAAAGATTGTTATTTCCCCATACATTCAAGCCCCGACAGCAGAAGCAGGCGCAGCAAGAACGTTTGGAGGTGGTAACGAAACATTGGGAGGCGTTGAGGAAATTGTGGGACGTGAGCCAACGCCATTTACCGGGGTTATGCGAAAGTTGCCACAGAAAATTATCAAGGCTTTGAAAGAATTGCAGTGCGAAAGTTGGGGCGACAATTTGGGCGTTTATCTGTTTGACGAAAACGGCGCAATTGGAGCAATTCAAGACGCAAAAACAGCAACAACCCATTATCCGATTCCAATACGTTCTTTGTTTATCGGCGATAAAACATTGGGCGGATATGAGGCACCGGATAGCAACAACATTCAATGGGCATTTTTGCCGAATTGGTCGGATGATTTGGCATTTATTGTTCCGGAGGATTTCAACCCGCTAACAGATTTAAAAGCGGCACCATAGCAATAAGGGGGTTGGTTATGGGAAAGACAACAAAAGTTTTATTGGTTTGTCCCCAACACAATATGAAACGAGAATTTGAGATAACGCACGCCGAACGTTTGTTGATGATGGGAAACAACGGCGGTTGGCAGTTGCCGGAAAACTCAAATTTTGAATTTAGCAAAGATTATGGGATTAGGTATAAACGACATAAAAAAACAGATTACGGAGCAAAAGAAAGGGGCGACGATTAACCGTGCGATTGTACACCAACAGCGCATTAAGTTTCACGCCGAAACCTTTGTTGCGCCGTATATCAGTCAACCGTTAACGGATTTTCTGAATTTCGTTTCAAACCTTATACCCGACGATAAGTTTAAAATTTTCAAAACTCTTTTCCGTTACCCCGTTAAGACCAACGAGGTAACGGGAATTTGCTTTGATAAGTTGAGCCGAATTTTTGACGGTCGTAACCCGGCGTTCAATTATCAGTTTATGGAGAGCGGACAAAGGGACGATTGGGAGTATTATAGACAGAACGTTTTAAGGGAGCCGGAAATTTGGAGTTCTAAAGGGTGGGAATATTTCAAAACCGAAATTAACAGCGTTCTAATTGTGGATTTGCCAACGGAGCAAGACGCCGCCGATAAATACCCCCGTCCGTATTTCTATTGGTTGCCAATTGAGCAGGTAATAACGTTTGATGCAGACCCGGTAACGGGCGTTATGCGATGGATAATTTTCAAGCAGGACGACAAACGTATTGCAGTAATTGACGATGAGAGATACCGGGTATTTACGGAGAAAGACGGGAATATTGGCGATTTGCTGATTGACAGCCCCCACGATTTAGGTTATACCCCCGCCCGTTTCTTTTGGAATGAGGCAATAAGTTTGAGGGAACCCGATGTTAAGGCGTCGCCATTGACCGAGCAGTTGGAAAGCATGGATTGGTATCTGTTTTATCATATATCAAAACGGCATTTGGATATGTACGGTTCATATCCTATTTATTCCGGCTATGAACAAAGTTGCGATTTCAGCAACGCAGAAAATGGCGATTATTGCGACGGCGGGTTTTTGAAAGACAAACAAGGACGTTACAAGTTAGACCAAGCCGGGATATTAGAGCGTTGCCCGAAATGTGGCGACAAACGAATTGCCGGGGTTGGTTCTTTTGTTGAAATACCCGTTCCCGATGGCGACAAACAACCGGATTTGCGCAACCCGGTTCAGATGTTGACCGTTGACCGTAATAGTTTGGATTATAATGTTGCCGAGGAAGAGCGATTGCGCAACAATATTATCACGTCTATTGTCGGAACGAATGAGGAAATAACAACACGGGACGCATTGAATGAACAACAGATAAAAGCAAATTTTGAGAGCCAAAGCACAATTTTAAACCGGGTAAAGAAAGGATTTGAGGCGGCGCAACAATTCGTTGATGAAACGGTTTGCCGATTGAGGTACGGCAATTTGTTTGTTTCTGCAAAAATCAATTTAGGCACGGAATTTTATATTTACGATGCAATGGAGTTGCGGGAACGTTACAAGTTAGCAAAGGAAACCGGAGCAAGTGAGGCAGAATTGGACGCAATGCAAAACCAAATTATCGAAACGGAGTACCGGAACGACTCGACCCAATTACAACGTATGTTAGTGTTGGCAGAATTGGAGCCGTACCGACATTTAACCCGTGCCGAGGTATTAAATTTATATGGGCAACAGATAATTAGCGAACCGGAATTGCGGGTAAAACTGAATTTTGCTAATTTTGTTCGCAGATTTGAGCGAGAAAATACAAATATTTTGGAATTTGGAACGCAAATACCATTTTCCGAGAAAATAAAAGTAATAACTAATAAATTTTACGAGTATGCAAATGAAAAAAACGTTTAACAACGAAGTTTGGCAGGACGTACAAGGATTTGAAAGCATATATCAAGTTAGCACAATGGGGCGTGTCCGTAGTCTAAAGAAAGGGATAATTAAAATATTAACCCCGTGTATTAATAATATGGGCTATTTGATTTTAACCTTTTACGCAAATGGCAAACAAAAAACATTTCATGTGCATAAATTAGTGGCTAATACATTTATTCCCTGAATAGAGGGAAAAACATACATTGACCACATAAATGGCGTAAAGACAGATAATAGAGTTGATAATTTGCGTTGGTGTACTGCAAAAGAAAATGCAAACTTTGAATTGTCTATTGAAAACAGAAAAAAGGCAATGCGTAAAGTATGCGGAAAATCAGTAAATCAATATGATTTGGATGGTAATTTTATAGCTACATATGCAACATTGAAAGATGCGGAAAATATAACAGGAATTTATTACCAAAACATTCGTGCGTGTTGTATAGGAAAATATAAAAGAGCCGGGAAATATACTTGGAAGTTTAATAATTAAAGAACAAAATTATGAGAGTAAAAGCAGAAACAGAGGGTAAAACAAAAGACGTCAATATTTTAGACGTTACCCCGGAAAATTTTATTGTACCAAAGGGCGAGGAAGATTGTTATCATTGCCGAATTGAGGTTAAGAAATTCAACAAAGACACGGGCGAAAGAATTTCAAAACCACGTATGCAGGTTTTCGGCAAAAAGTTCTTTGAATCTTTTGGGTTGCACAATTTGAGAAAGCAGGGTTTTACCGTTGATGTAATGCACGACCCGAACAAATGGTTGCAGGAAAACGAGGCTAAATTGGAGGCAGAAAAACAGAAGAAAGCCGAAGCCGGTGCAAAAGCCAAAGCAGAGGCAGCAGAGGCAGAGAAAAAAGCAATGAAAGAAGCTATGAAAGCCGAAATTCTTGCAGAACTGAAAGCCGAGGGATTGTTGGCAACGGGTGCAAAGCCGGAAAGAAAACCAAAGGAAAAACCGGAAGCAAAGACGGATTCCACGGAGGCAAAAACGGATGCACCGGAAACAAACGAATAAGTTAAACCAAAAAAATATAAAGATATGGCACAGATTGCACAGCAGGACAATTTGATTGTTACAAGTACGAAACCAATTGCGACGATAGACGAAGCCGCAAAAAAGAAATTGAAAGAATGTATTGAAGCCGGAACGATTAACGATGTTATTGTAGTAACACCGGAAACGGCAAAAGTAACAAACAAATCAAAGGTATTGGCATGGTCGAAAGACGTAACAACACCGCAGGCACCAACATATAAGGTTGCGTTGGTAGATTGCAATACCGGAGCGTTGAGCGTATTTAGTTTGAGTTAATAATAAAAGGGTAATATTATGGCATTAACAAGAGAAATTTTGGTAGCGAATGCGGCTTTGTCCGGTTTGACTGACGAACAGATTAACGCAATTACAACGTTATCACAGAATGACGAAAATAGTGTAATAGCAAAGAAAACCGGGGAAATTTACGGCAATTTGGATGTGGATATTTTGGCAGCGTCCGGAGTTGAGAAAAACGGAACTGAAAAAACATACGATTACGCAAAACGTGTGTTGGGAGATTTTAAGACAAAAGCGGAAAGCGTTACCGGGTTGGAATCACAGATTGCAATATTGACAAAAGAGAAAACCCGTTTGGAAAAAGTAATTGCCGACGGTGGAGCAGATGCAGAAACCGCAAAGCAATTAAAGCAGGCAAAAGCAGATTTGGCAAACGTTACAACTCAATATACAGAGTTGAACAAAAAGTTTGAGGCAGAAAAAGAAAACCACGCCAAAGAGTTGTTCGGCATTAAGATAGACAACGAATTGCAAACAGCGTCCGCAGGGCTTAAATTTAAGGCAGGTTTGCCGGAAAGTGTAACAAAGGTTATTTTGCAGCAGGCTAACGATAAAATCAAGGGAATGAACCCGGAATATATCGACGATGGCAAAGGCGGCAAAATTTTGGCGTTTAAGGACGAAACCGGGGCGATTATGAGAAACCCGAACAATCAGTTAAACCCATTTACGCCGGGCGAGTTGTTAACCCGTGAATTGGACGCAATGGGAATAATTGACAAAGGACGCCAACAGCCGGGAGGCGGAACAATCCCGCCGGGAGGTAGAGGCGCAGGCGGTAGCGTAGTAATTGACGTTGCAGGATGCAAAACACGTGTTGAAGCATACGACGCAATTAGTAACAATCTGATGGCGCATGGAATGACCGCAGGTTCCAAAGAGTTTGAGGATGCAATGGCGCAAGCATGGAAAGACAACAATATTGCAGCATTGCCGGAGAGATAAAACAACCACGGGTAAAGGGTAAACCCGCATTAATAACAATTTAAAATAAAACATTATGAGTTTAATTGCAACAAGATTACAGAATTGGCGAGTTCAGAACCCGGAATTTGACCGCAATATGACCCGCCCGTGTGAGTATGGCGCATTGGATTTCTTTATTGAGCAAACCAACGCCGCAAATTCCATTATTAACCCAAAGTTGAGGGAAAGGGCGTTTGCCTCAATGGGTAATACCGTGCAAATCCCGGTTATCAATTACGATGGCGATGTTACCGTTGGCAACGTCCGTTCATGTGTAATTGAGGACGACGAAAATACGTCCGCACTTTATACCGTTGTGTGGGCAACATACACAATCGGTTTTACTATGGTCCCGGCGGCTTATATGAACAATGAAATTTCGTATGAACACGACTTTTTCCGTAAAATGGAAAAATATACACGTGCGTTGGCTGATGCGTTAGACAAAGGCGCAATTGCAGCGTTGGAAGCACAGAAAACGCAGGTATTGAAAGACAAATTGAATTATGACTTTTCCGGTAACGTTATCAAGGTTAAAAAGGAAATGGCAACCGAAATTTTGGGCGACATTGACCCAATTATGAGAGCCAATTGTTACCCACGTATGCCGCATATCGTTTGCAACGCCGGAATCGAAAGTTTGGTTCGCAAGTTGGCGCAGCATGGAGCGACAAACGACGTAAACAAACAGTTGGAATACGCCGGAAAGAAATTCCATTACACAAACAACGTGACAAACGAAGTAAGCCAAAATGGAACATTCTTTGCTGTTGAAGATGGTAACGTTGGCGTGTTAACCCGTGTTGACCGTGAAGCATTGCGCCGTACACGTGCCAATTTCCATGAATGGGATGTTGTACGTTTGCCGATGATTGATTTGCCAGTTGGTTCACATTACTATACTTCGGTTGGCGACCAAAGTGCAACAGTAGGAGCAGCAACAGATGATTTGACTTGTGCCGTTAAGGAGTATTTCGGATTTAGTGTTGATGTTGCCTTTTTGGTTGCTTATAACAGTGACCCAACAAATGTTGCAAATCCGATTATCAAAGCGCAGATTGCAGCACGTGACCAAAACGAACCTTTGGGTATACCTGTATATGTTACCAACGCCGCAGCATTTCCCGGCGCATAACATAAGGTAAAAGGATTGTATAACCGGGGGCGGGGTTTTCCCCGTCCCTTTTTTTATTTGCATTATGTATCGAATAAAAGACATACAAGCAGCATTATTGAACGTCTTAGGTTGGGAACAATCATACAACCCGAAAACATTCATTGATGAACATTTGACACAGACGGAAAGTGGGTTGTATTTTCAAGGTGCGCACCCGCTTTTGACGTTAGATAATATGCAGGCAATAATGCCGGACGATTGGGGGCTACAATATCCGGAATGGAATTTGATTTTGCCGTATAAAGCCGGGCAAAAAGTAAAGCATAACAATATATTTTGGATTGCTAAAATAGATAATACCGGGCAGGAACCGACGGCGAGCGATTTTAACGAAGATTACAGCCGGGACGATTACGGAAACCCGTATTGGCGACCATACAACATTTTTTCTGACTTTTTGGAAAGACTGACATTAAACGGAATTGCAACCGTTGTTCAGACTTTTACACAGATTAAGCAGTTGGAAAAGGAAACCCGCAATTTATTGGAAAGAAAAACGTTTTTTGATGGTTCCGGCAGAATCCGGGCTACAATTCAAAATACCCATAAATTAGTAGGATTTGAAATTGTTCCGGTTCGTAGTATGGGGGTAACAACCAAAATTGAGAAAATCGGGCTACAAATGACCGGAGCGACCGGAAAGGTAAGAATGTATTTATTTCATTCGTCGCAGATTGACCCGGTAAAAACATTCGATTTGGATTTTACCGTTACAAATGGCGGCTTTCAATGGTTCCCGTTGACCGATTGTTATTTGCCGTATATCAGCGACGCAAACAACGCCGGGGGTTCATGGTTTCTTTGCTATAATCAAGACGAATTACCCGCCGGGATGGAAGCAATAAACGTATCTAAGGATTGGAGCCGGGAGCCGTGCGGAACGTGCAACATTGGTTCCGTCGAAACATGGCGAGAAATGACAAAGTATTTGCAGGTTTCCCCGTTTAAAGTTGACGCCCCGGAAACATTCGAGCAATACCCGGAATTATGGGACGTGGCTTATACTATGTACACCAATACCCACAATTACGGGCTAAATTGCGAAATAACGGTTGGTTGCGATTTGACCGACTTTATTATTTCGCAACGGCAGATGTTCCAAACCGTTATTCAAAGGCAGGTTGCGGCAATAGGTTTGCGAACGTTAGCAATGAATCCCAACGTTAGGGTTAACCGCAATCAGTCAAATGCAAGCCGCACCGATATTCTGTATGAGTTGGACGGCAATACGTCCGGGGTTCGTCCCGGTGGTTTAGGTTATGACTTGAAAAAGGCGTATGAGGCTTTGCGATTAGATACGCAGGGGTTAGACCGAATTTGTTTGAGTTGTAACAATAGGGGCGTAAGGTACAGAGCCGTTTAATATATAATTTCAAAAAAAAGTTGTATATAATTTAAAACAAAAATTGTAGAATTATGAGAGTAAGAGGATTTCAAGCGTATGTTATTGATGCGCAATACACTTATGATAAGTTGAAAAATGATATTGCAATTACTGAATCATGGTCGAGCATTTCCGGGAAATTGCCGCAAATTTTGGTCGTTGCAAATATTGTTGACGACGACGGCGCAGAATATCCGTCGCCAAAAGCAAAAGTAACCATTGATTCAACAAACGTTGAAAAAGCAATTCCACAAAGCGGTATTGTAATGTTAGATTTGTCAGCCGCAAAAGATAAGTACATGAACAACGATATTGTTATTAAAGTGTACAACGACACGCAGGAAAGCAGCGGGCAAACGCTGACAATTCAAGGAATGACAATTGAAAATGCAATGAGAGTTATTGATTTGCATTTGGCGTCAAAAGGGCAAACGGATTTGGCAAAATTGTTGCATTATTATCTATTTAAGTCAAGCACGCCGGGAGCGCCCGGTCGTCCCGGGGCTAATGCGACAATTACCGAAGCAACCGCAACCGTGGATGCAAACACCGGAACCCCGGGAGTAACGGTATCATTGGGCGGCACCGCAAGCGCAAGAACATTTGCTTTTGCTTTTAAGAATCTGAAAGGGCAACCGGGTACACCCGGAACACCGGGCGCACCGGGAAAGGATGCAGTTTTGACCGCAGCCACAAAACAAGCTATTGGAGGCGTAAAAGCGGCAGCAAATATTGCTAATTTGGACGGAAGTGAAGAGTTAGCCGCCGTAATAGCTAAATTCAATGCACTATTGGCAGCATTGAGAACGTGCGGTATTCTTATTTAGTGATATGGGAAAAATTGACGACTTATTAAAACGGGTCGTTAAGTTCAACGATGAATTAACGTCCGGGCGGTTAGTGCAAAAAATAATATGGGACAACGAGGCGTATATAATAGATATGAACGCCGAGGAACAATTGTTTGAACAAGGCGTTAACCGTTTGGGCGTTTCAATCATGGATTACGCCCCGTATAGCCCGGTAACAATTGCAATCAAAGAGGCAAAGGGACAGCCTACAAACCGGGTAACGTTAAGGGATGAGGGCGATTTTCAAAGTAGCTTTTATTTGGAGGTTGGCGACAAACAATTTGAAATTAAGGCGGCGGATTGGAAAACCGAGGAATTAATAAAAAAGTATGGACGCCAAATTTTAGGTTTAACGGACGAAAATATTAAAATCCTTATATGGCATTATATTTTCCCGGATTTAATAACAGAGGCAAAAAAAACGATATATGGCAGCGAATAACAAAGCCCCGGTAATTGCGAACCCGGAATTATTAGACAGAATCATTGGAAATATACAAACCGGATTGGTTGATAATTTACCGTGGTTGGACAAAGCATTTGGACGGGCTGAAAGACTTGTTAAATATGACGGGAACCGGAAACGTTATTTTACCCCGTGCGTTTATGTAGGGCGAAACGATTATATAGAAGTAACCCCGGATGCAAATATTGGGAATTTTTCGTTTTTTTGGATTGACGACCCGCAGGACGTTAGTTGGGAATCCGGCGTTTCAATAGGGCTAAAAACCTCGTTTTCCCTTATCTTTTGGTTTGATTTCCGGAAGATATTCAACGATGCGAGCGACCGGAACAAAGAAGCAGTTAAGCGGCAAATATTGGACGTGTTGAACGGAGGCTTTTGGCTGAAACATGGGCGTTTGAAAATAACAAAGGTTTATGAGTTGGCGGAAAATATTTACCGGGGTTTTTCTTTGGACGAAATAGACAACCAATTTTTAATGCACCCGTACGGCGGGTTCCGGTTCTATGGAGAATTAAGTATTGGAGAATCATGTAAATTGTAAGATTATGAAAGAATTTATTTTTTACGTTATATTGGTCGCAATGTTGGCGGCTTTTGTGCTTACATTATTGCGCAAATGGGGCGTTATTGAATGGGTACAAGTTCACGGGAACGATTTCTTTGCAAAGATGTTTAGTTGCGATTTCTGTTTGTCGTGGTGGGCGGGCGTTATTTTGTCCGTTCTTATGCTGATTATGACCGGGAACCCCGTATTATTGGGCGTTCCCTTTTGTAGTACAATGATAACACGTAAATTGCTATGAGAACCGTTGATATTAATGGAAAGAAAGTTGAGTTGTACGATGCAATAGAGGATTTGCCGATTATTCGATTTCATAAGTACAACAAAATGTTGTTAGTTGACGCCGGGATTGGTTCAGATTTGGCGGATTTCGATAAACATATTGAAAAGACGATAAGATATGCACACAGCAAAACCCCGCAGTTGGCGACGGTTGAGTTAGAGAATATGCGCCAAAATGTGTATTTCATACAATCCGAGATTTCGCCCCGGTATTTATCTTTTGCGGTTTTAGTAAAGAGCATTGACGGGAACCCGTGCAATGATTTATCAGACGACGGATTGCAAAAGATAGTTGATTTGTTCGCTGATGTTCCGAACGCAGAATTAACCGCCCATTTGGAAGCGGTTAAAAAAAAAATAGATGAAGAATTGCGGTTGTATTTTCCCCGGATATTTGATGATGCAGCATTAAAAGAGTATTTCGACCAACTGAAAGAAAGAACGGTTATTTTATTGCGCACAATCATAGCCGGGGAAGCAACCGAAACGGATGCAAAAAGAATTGACGAAATTACAGCAGAGTTGATAACGTATTTCAATCCGCAATCATTTTCGGGAGCCGACAGCGTAGAAATACGATACGACAAACAATTTGAAAATATGTGTTTGATATTGTCGCAGAATTTGCACGTTGACCCGAAAAGATTTACCGTATTGGAATATTACAACGCATTTGAGTATGTAAAAGAACAAGCGAGAAAAGCCCAAAAACAGAAAAACGTAAAATAAAGCTATTTCCGGCGTTATTTCCCGGCAGATAATAAAATATACGTTTGAGAAAAGAAAAATCGAAATACGGGGAAATTTCCCGAAAAATAACTTTAAATAATAGTTGCTATGGCAGATAATCAACCGATAAAATACAGCGATTTAGTAAAGCCGGATAACTCAATTGAGGAATTAATAAAACAATTGACCGAGTTAAAAGACACATATACGGACGCATTGGCAAGTATCAAAGCCGAGGCGATTCAATTGGCGGCTACATTGCAAAAGGTTTCCGGAGCCACGGAGGACGGGCGGAAAAAGACAAAGAAAGCCGCCGACGACGCCGACCGTTTGGCACGTGCGCAAAAAGAATTGGCGTTTGCTGAAAGCGACGCCGCCAAAAAATTAGCGGAGTTGAATTTGGCAAAGCAGGAAGCGAACCAAATAAATAAATTGATTATCAAAATAAATCAATCCGCCGAGGGTAGTTATAACCGTTTATCGGCGCAATATTCATTGAATAAGATTTATTTAAACAACATGACTAAAGCCGAACGGGAAAACACCGAGGAGGGGCGAAAGTTAGTTGAACAGACCAAAGAAATATACGAAGAAATGAAACGGTTGCAGGAAGCGACCGGGAAATTTCAATTGAACGTCGGAAATTATACGCAGGCATCCGATGCGATAATTGCGTATGGCGACCGATTGAAAGAAAGTTTGGGTTTGAATAGTGCATTTGGCGAAAGTCTTTTGGCGTTGGGGCGTGGAGGCGAAGAAGCAAAAGGCGTATTTACGGCGATGGGCGACGGTGCAAAAGCATTGGGAAAAACTTTGCTTACATTGATGGCTAACCCGGTATTTTTGGCAATTGCCGGAGTAGCGGCGGCGGGTGCGGCGTTCAAATGGTGGTATGATTATAACGCCGGATTGGTAGAGGCGACACGATTAACGCAACAATTTACCGGGAAAAGTGGCGATGATTTGAAAGCGTTTAGAAATGAGGTGCAAGCCGTCGCCGATTCATTCAACGCAGATTTCCGGGAAACATTGATTGCAACAAACGCATTATCAAAACAATTTGGTATTTCTGCAAATGAGGCATTGCAATTGGTTAAGGATGGGTTTTTAGCCGGAGGCGATGCGAACGGGGAATTTTTAGACACGTTGAAAGAATACCCGGCATATTTCAAAGAGGCGGGAATATCAGCAGACCAATTTGTTGCAATTGTTACCCAAACAAACAAAGTGGGTATCTTTTCAGACAAAGGCGTTGACGCAATTAAGGAGGCAAATTTGCGTTTGCGTGAAATGACGACGGCGACGGCGGCGGCTTTGGACGGTATCGGTATTTCGTCGGAACAAGTTCAAAAAGATTTGCAGACCGGAGCCAAAACAACGTTTGATGTAATGCGTGATATTTCGGCAAAACTGAATGAATTACCGGACAGCGCAACGCAGGTTGGAACGGCAATTGCTGATATTTTCGGCGGTCCCGGAGAGGATGCAGGATTGCAGTATTTGCGCACGTTGAAAGATATTTCAACAAACATGGACGAAGTAAAAGGGAAAGCCGGATTGTTAGGACAATTGCAAGAGGAACAATTGCAAAGCCAAATTGAGTTGCAAAACGCATTATCCGGGTTGTTTGATGCAACCGGCGGGAATTTTGAAACGTTGACAACGCAGGCAAAAGTTTTCGTAAATCAAGGTTTAACAGCAATAATAAAAGGGGTCATTGATATAATCAATTACTTTATTGAGTTGTACAATGAAAGTGTTTTGATACGTGCCATTTGGAACGGTATAGTTGCCGGATTTAAAACCACATTTGACACGTTGGGAAATTTGTTTGGATTCTTTATTGATATTGTCAAAGCAACCGGAACCGCATTAAAGGGAGCGTTTACGTTGGATTTTGACGACGTTAAAAAAGGGTTGTCAGATTATGCAGCCGCATACGGAAATTTGGTAAAAGCACAAGTAAAGGACATTACCCAAAATTTCAAAGAGGGGTTGGATGATATGCAAAAGAAAATAAAGCCGATAACAATCCCCGTTTCCGTAGGAGATACGCCAAAAGAACCGGCCGGGAACAAACCCGTAACAACACAGGCCCCAACCGTAACGCCGATGGGTAAAAGCGATGCGGAAAAGGCAGCAGAACAGCAAGCAAAACAAATTGAGGCGGCATATAAAAAGAATTTGGAAGCAACCCGAAAATTGCAGGATGCACAATTGCAGTTGGAAACCGACGAATGGGCAAAGCGTCGCCAACAAACGCAATATCAGTATTCCCGCCAAATTGAGGATTTACAACACCAATTGCAGACCGAAAAGGATTTGAACGAAACCGGACGCCAAGCGATAAACGCCACAATTACGGCGTTGGAACAGCAACAAACCGAGGCATTATTGAAAATCGAACAAGACCGACAATTGCAGGAATTGGCGTTGCAGAAAGAAAGCATTGAATTACGTTTGCAAGCAGTCAAAAAGGGAAGCGAGCAGGAAAGACAATTGCGGATGCAGTTGTTGGAAAACGAAAGACAAACCGCATTATTACAGAACCAACAGAAACCGACCGGGCAACAGCAAGACGCCGGGGCGATTAATGCAAGTTTTGACGCAAAGGGAGCCGGAATTGTGGACGAATATTTGCAAGCGCAATTACAGATATTCGACCAACAACAAGCGTTGGCACAATCGGAGTTTGATTTGTTGAGAAATTCAGAAGCCCGGAAAACTCAATTCCGTTTGCAAGCAGAAAAGGAACGTTTGCAAAAGGTTTTAGAATTAAATCAGCAAGCCGCCAATAAATTGTCTGATGTTGAGGTACAAACAATTCAAAACACTATTAAAAAAATAGACCAAGAAATTGAGCAATCCAAAGGGGAGGAACGAGGAACAGACATTTACGGTTTGTTTGGGCTTAATTTGGACGACGACCAAAAAGAGGCAATTAATACGTCTATGCAATACGCATTGGATGCGTTAAATACATTCACGGCGGCACGTGTTGCCGCAGCAGATGCAGCCGTTGAGCAAGCGGATAAAGAGGTTTCCGCCGCACAATCGGCGTTGGATGCAGAATTGGAAGCAAGGGCAAACGGGTACGCCAATAATGTTGTACAAGCGCAAAAGGAGTTGGATTTGGCAAAGAAAAACCAAGAAAAGGCGTTGAAAGAACAACAGAAAGCGCAAAAACAGCAGGCAGCAATACAAACATTGCAGCAAATCGGAAACATGGTAACAGCAACGGCGCTGATATGGTCGCAATTAGGTTTCCCGTTTGCAATACCTGCAATTGCCGTAATGTGGGCGAGTTTTGCAGCGTCTAAAATCAAGGCGGCGCAATTGGCAAAACAGACTGGAGGAACCGGAGGAACGGAAACATACGGCGACGGTACCGTTGAACTTTTGGAGGGCGGTTCGCACCAAAGCGGAAATGATATTGATTTAGGGACGAAACCGGACGGAACCCGCCGACGTGCCGAGGGAGGCGAATTTTTCGCCGTGATAAATAAACGAAGTTCACGCCGTTTCAGAAAGATAATACCGGACGTTATCAATTCGCTAAACAATGGTACGTTTGCACATAAGTATTTAAAATCCTATTCAGACGGCGACGGTTTGACGTTAAACGTTACCGGACAAAGCCCGGATTTACGCAATTTGTCGGATGATGTGAGGGAAATTAAGGAACAGAACCGACGACGGGTTTACGTGGATGGCGACGGAAATACGATTGAAAGTTACAAGAATTTGAAACGTAAAATAAAAAGACTATGACACCAAAATATAGATTCTTTTTGCAGATAGGGGAGGACGGAACCAAACAAACCGTCTGCCCCAATTATAAGGATGATTTAACGTTGGATTATGAGTTGGAAACAAATCAAAGGTTTTACCGGGCTAAATTGTCCGGTAAAATAAACTTTGTCCGTGCTGATTACGATATTATCAATAACGCCCCGTTTGATTCTGAATTTTTCCTATATATCGAAAAAAGCGATGATTGGGGACAAACATACAATCAATACTATAAAGCAAAGTTTATGAAAACGGATTGTACGTTTAATGATGATGATAAATTGGTTACGGTACAGCCGGAAACAATAGACCAATACAACGACGTTTTGGCAGGATTGGAAAAGGAATACAATTTAATTGAGTTGGCCCCACAAATCGAATTTCTTACAATAAGAAAACGCCCATTGATACAAATATACGTTCCCGGAGATAGTATTGTTTCGTGCTTTTTGGGCGGCACGAATTGGGAACAAGACGCAAACGCCACGACTGACCAAAACGCATTAATACAAACCTATCATTTTGCACTATGTAATATTTTGAAAGAAATACAAATTACGTCGCAAGGTTCCCCGGCGGTAATATCCGGGCTTTATAGTGGGCGGATGTCGACGGGTGTAAGTCCTGATGAATTTATGGGAGATTTATACCCGGAATTAAATGTAAATTATTATATCCATATTGCACAAAAACGAGTTGCGGGTGGGCTACCTATTGGGCTAGCAGGTGTTGAGATACGCCGCCGTTCTGATGATGTGGCAATGTTCCGGTATACAAAGATAACGCAAGAACCTTTTGATACGTTGGAATTTGATTTAACCGCCGTTGAGGGTTCCGGAGCAACGGGTACGATGCACGCCGATATGAAAAGTTATAATATATACGCCCGATATTTGGTTGATGTTGATAAAATAGACGATTTAGATACATACCCGTTGTCGTCCGATGATATTGTAGATAATAATAGAAATTACCGCCGGGCAATTGGTTACGCAATCGACGTGGCATTTATATCTAATAATTTTTCAGATACGCCGACCGAGTGGGGATTAGCCGACAGTGGAAAGTATTTTGCGCCGCCTTTTTCCATATATGGACAAACGTTTTATCCAATCGCCCGGTCAACGTGGCGTTATGCGTCGTTATGGTTTGGGTTTTATCTGATGGATTGGATATTAGAGGAAAAAGCCCGAAAAGCATATACTTTGCGTGATGCGTTTACATTGTCGTCATGTATCAATGTGCTATTAAAAGAATTTGCGCCCGGAATAACGCATGAAGCGACGCCGGAATACAGCCAATTTCTTTATAACACAAACAATCCTATTTCCGGGCAGTCATTTAAGTTGCTAATAAGTCAGAAAAGTAATATCATTAATGGCGAATATAAAACCCCGGCGCAAAAAGCCCCGATTACATTACAACAGATTATGACGATGTTACGGGATATTTACAAATGTTATTGGTATATTGAGGACGGAAAATTTAAAATTGAACAGGTAAGTTGGTTTAGAAATGGCGGTTCGTATGGATATAACCCGATTATTGATTATGATTTAACACAATTAGAAAACGTTAGGAACGGCAAAAAATTAGCTTTTGCAACGTCTGAATATTCATTTGACAAAGTAGAAATGCCGGAACGTTATCGATTTGAGTGGATGGATGATGTAACAACACCATTTGAGGGTTTACCAATAGAAATTACGTCCAAATATGTAACAGCCGGAAAGATAGAAGAAATAAATATTTCCAATTTTACGTCTGATATTGATTTGATGTTGTTAAACCCCGGTGCAATTAGTTCGGATGGATTCGCATTGTTTGCGGCGGTTACACCGTCCGGCGGAGGACAATTGGAATTGCCGTTTACAAGACAAACCGTTGATAATGTAGAATACTGTTTGCAAAACGGTTATTTAGCGTTTATCAATATACAACCGACATATTGGGTTTATGATATGCCCGCACGGAATTTCAAAATAAATAATTCCCAATATTATGCTTTGGGAGGATTGGAACGTAAAAAGAAACAAACATTGAATTTCCCGGCAGGAACCACAGACCCAAACCCGATGCACTTAGTTAAAACATATATCGGTAACGGTCAAGTTGATAAACTTTCGGTAAATTTGTGTAGTCGAAATATTAAAGCAACGTTGAAATATGATACAGAATAACAACATAAGTGTTTTACCGTGGTACACGTCAATAAATGAACAGAACCACAGAAAAAGTTACGCATACGGCGCAATTTACCCGTTATTTGCCCCGGCTGATAGATTGTTACCGTTTCAGATAATCAGAAACACACGGTCAAATAATGTTACGTCAGTGGTATTGTATGAAAAGACCGGAAAGCAAGTTGCAAACATAACAACGTATATGAAAGAAACCGGATTGCAGATTGTCCGGTTTCAAACGTTGGGTTATGATGTTATATTGTACCCGTCAATATTACCCATGCCATTAAATCAGTTGGACGGAATATATTATATGACGTTATCGGATGGCGTGCAAACGTGGTATTCCGAAATGTTCACGGTCGTACAAGATATTTCCGGTTACTTAAAAATACAATGGTGGGACATTGATAATTTGGTATTTGACGCCGGGCAAATAGTATATAAAAACCCGGATTTCAAAAATACGTTGTACCTTTGTACAGAGTTGGGAAAACCGGATTATGAATTTGAAGAGGACGGCGAAGAACGGGACGGGTATTTTTTTCCGGAAAAACAAATATCAGTCAAAACGTTTAAATGTACGATATTGGCACCGGAGTTCCTTTGCGACGTTATGCGTTTTATCCGTATGGCTGATTACATTCATATAACGGATAAATACGGCAGGGAATACGATTGCGACACGTTTTTAATTACCCCGAAATGGCAAACGCAGGGGGATTTGGCGAGCGTGGAAATTGAGTTTAAAACAAATACCGTCGTTAAGAAAATAGGACGTGGATATATTATCAATAATAATGGAGATTTCAACGGCGATTTCAATAATGATTTTGACAACAATTAAATTAATTAGATTATGGGAAATTACGAACAATTAAAACAAGCGATTGCCAACGTTATTAAGACAAACGGAAACCAAGAAATTACCGGGGCAATAATGCAAAACGTGTTGAACACGATTGTTTCAACCGTGGGAGCCAACAGAACCTTTGTTGGCATAGCAAATAAAAATACCAATCCCGGCACGCCGGACGGTAACGTTTTTTATATCGCTTATACGGCGGGGAATTATGTAAATTTCCAATTCAGGGCGGGTTATTTGACCGTAGAACCCGGCGAATTGGCAATATTATACAACGAGACGACCAATTGGGGTAAATTTGTTATCGGCATGAGTTCGGACGGCGTTATTGCGCTTGCGAACACAACAAACCAAATCAACGCAACCGGACGTTATGCGTACACGGATACGGGTATTGTAAAGGGGTCAAATGCGGGTTCCCAAAAGGTGCGTACATTTTTGGTTGCGGGTCAACCATACCAATTTACATTAACGCCCGTTGGAGGCAACGCCCCGGTAAATATACAGGGTATTAAAGCCGACGGAACATTTGATATTATTGGCTCCATGACATTAACGCCCGACGGGACAACGAAAACCGTAACGCCAACCGAAAATTATTACGGGTTTACGATTTTTTACGGTTCCCAAACAACCGCCACGTCTGTAAATGTATTGTTTGAAACTCCGACAACCGGGGGAATGGGTTTGCCGGACGGTATGGGGGACGCAACCAACTTTTACCCCGACCCGTTTATTGAGGCGGGTACGCATATTAATGAATTGGAGGGCGTACAAAATGTTTCCGTTGTAGGAACGCCGGAATATTACGCCGACCGTATTGTTTTGCCCGTGGGTTCGTTTTTAGGGGTTTTATTGGATTTGTCGCAATTCCCATATAATCCAACAACGGATTATCTTAACGCATTAATGAAAATTAGTGCGCCGGGTACAGGTCATTTGTTAAATGTGGCATTTGACCCTACAACGTCGGGTGCCTTTATTTCAGCCGTTCAATTAACGACCGACCCGCAATTTGACGGTTGGGTATCTTTTTACAATGTAACCGGACGTTCGACGTTATCCAACCGTTGCCGTGTAACATTCGACAACCGAAAAGGTACACAGCCGTTAACGATTTACCGTTGTATGATGTGGACGGGTCAAGATGTAACCCCGTTCGGTATGTTCGCAAAACAGGCGTGGAACGCATGGAAAAAGGTAAAAGATATTCCCGTTAAAACAATTAATTACGCCCCGTATTACAACGAATTTAATTTACAGGGTTCAGCAATGAATGTTGTAAGAACACGCACAACGTTATCTTATACGGTGAACGATGCCGGAACTACTGCATTTATTGGATATGATTTCAATTTGACGGATAGCCCGTTTGAGATTGGCGACGTTATCGGTTACGGTGCGGATAATGTGGTTGTAAGTAGTGCAACAACCGCCGTAATGTATTGCATATTTTACAATGATTCAGCCGAGATTTCCCGGTTAGCGTTACAATTAAGTGCAGGCGGTTTTCGTACTCACTCCGGCACAATTCCGGAGAATACAACCCGTATATTGATACGTTTCCAAATTAGTGGCGTTGGTGCGGCAATATCGGTTGGCGACAACTATTTGACAAAAGGCGAAATAAACAAATTGAGCGAATGGGAACGCCAAAGCATAAAGCGCGGGACAACTGTAAACACAACCGCCGCCGTTGTTTACGTGGATGCGGTCAACGGAAACGACACGAACCCCGGCACGACGGAAAGTGCCGCATTAGCGACGTTTGCCGCCGCATTTTCCAAAACAGGCGTTGATACAACAATTATATTGATAGGGGACACGACCGAACGTTTGAATATCAAAACCAAGTCAAACCAACGTTCCGTTCGTCTTATCGGTAAACGTGGATTAGTTAACCGTATCATTTGCGGAACAAAAATTGATAGCGGAACATTAGTTGCGGGTACAACGAACGTTTACCAAACCCCGTTGTCGTCCTTTTCAGACGCCGACCATTTCCAATTGTTCCAACATGAGGTATTCGACGAAAGTACGTTGATACCGGACAACGAACGCCACCCGTTACAACGTGGGAAAACGTACCGTTGTGATAGCACAAAGATAACCCGTGTTACGTCGTTGGATGCCGTGAAAACGTCCGAGGGTTACACGTTCTTTTATGATACAGACGCACAAATGTTGTACGTCAAAATCAAAGAGGGTACAACGTTAGCCGCCAACCCGGTTTACATTCCGGGCGGTTCCGGTATTTCCGGCAATGACGGTTCCGTTGCTTTTGAAATGGTTAATATTGAATGTTGGTACGGTTCAATTTCGTTAAGGTTTTGCCACGGCGGACGGGCGATTGATTGCGCAGCAAAATACGCATTTGGCGGCGGTGCGTGGTTGTGGGAGGCGGCAATTGGTGTGGAATTGATACGATGCGAAGCGGCACGGGCGTTTAGCGGTTCGAGTACCGGGGACGGGTTCAACGCGCACAGCGCAACGACTGACCCGGCATTGGCGAAACATACCGTTGCAACGATGATTGATTGTTGGAGCCACGACAATAACGACGACGGATATAGCGACCACGAACGTTGCGAAACAACCATTATTGGCGGATTGTTTGAATACAACGTAAAAGCCGGATTAACGCCCGCTTTTGGTTGCCACGATACGATATATAACGCCTATTGCCGTAAACAGGTTAATAACGGTATCGCGTTAGTTGGAAGCGCAACGGCGGCGGAGGGCGGCAGAGGTTCGCAAATATTCGTGATTGGTTGCATTTGCGAGAACAACACAAACAATTATTACGTTTCCGGCGATAAGTCCGGGAAGGATGAAAATTTTGGTAAGTTCGTAAATTGTATATCTTTGAACGGTTCAAAATATGGGTATTTGTGTGGAACGAACGCCCGTATTGAATTGAACAATTGCACGGATAGCGGAAGCCCAACCGCAAAAAGTGGCAACGTGATAGTAAATAACGCCGCATTGGTAGAATAATTAACCGGGGGCGGGTGCGCCCGTCCCCATTTTCACTTACTTAAATGATGCAAGAACGTAACATTATTAACGGAACAACCAACGGCGGTTGACAACCGCACGGAATTTATGTTGTGCGAGATTATAAAGCAATAACCAAAACGGGGGCGGTTTACCGCCGCCCCTTAACTCTTTATTTATGGACGATATGGATAAAATTTTTAGTTGGGAACAATGGCGTATGATATTCGCCACGACCGCAAGCCCGTTATTTGTTATGTAACACCAACAAAGGTTTTTGTTGTTAGGGAATATTT